TTGAAAAGCCATATTTAGTTCTCCTTAATTAATTAAGTGTTAAAGTTTGTATTAGTTATAACCCTTTTGTAGATATTTATGTTATCCTATATCTCTACTATTCTCCCCTACGATACGTTACAGGTTGCCATAAGACACCTGCGTCATCAAAATATCCATTATCTTTACCTTCAGGATCGTCTAGTCCGTTATCTATAAACCCAAATGGGGCCATATCTGCCTCAATTGCGTTTTTTTGATCTGTAAACATTTGACCTCTAACATCTATATTTGTTAGTTCTTTAAAGTATCTTTGATTGGCTAACCAAGAAAAAATAACTAGACACATCACTAAATCATCATGTGAACCTGCTTCAGCCTCAAAAGATTTTCCTTTGGCAATAAACGTTGATAGTTCTGAGATAATATCAAAGTCATTTATGATTAATTTATCAGATTCTATCAAACTTTTCAAATTTGAAGTTCCGATTTTTTTAGTACCTTTAGTCATTCTCACACCAAGTTGATTACCTCTTCCACTGAAGCCTCCACCCAATACTTGACCTGCTCGTCCTCGTTGTGTAACCATCATCATGTTATCATATTCTAGTTCAAATTGCATTGCGTCTGCCACTTGTTGACCTAGATCGTTTATCTCTATTAGAATATATGCTTTGTTATATAACTTACCTATCTTGTCTAATACATTTGGAAAGACAATGGGTTTGATATCATTATTTTTATACTTTGCAACAATCTTATATGGTGCCTTTGTAGAGTCTATGACTATGAAAGCAGAGTAATCGTTCTGTACACCTCTCGCAACGTCAACTGTAATGACATAAGTATGATCTTTAATAGGCATTTCATATACGTCTAGTCCTTGTGGACTTCTTCTAGGGTCTATGACAGCCATTGCTTTTAATTTTTGTGCATTGATTAATGTATCAACACTACCTAAAAATTCACACTCAAACTCAGTCTGAAATTGTGACTCACTTGTGTTTCTTATTGTTTGTTCTTTCCACTTTTCATCTCTACCTGGAACTTCTGACCAGTGTACTTCAATAGGTACAAAGGTACTTTTCTTATTGACAGCATCCATCCACATCTTATAAAACATATTCATTCCGTGAGGTGTAGATACGATCATAACCTTTGATGATTTACCAGATGATATTGTAGGATATACTGAGCTAAAAAATTCTTCAGCGATGTTATTAGGTACGTAAGCAAACTCATCAAGAAATATAATATTAAAAGTACTACCTCGAACAGCACTTGATGAAGTTGAAGCCGCAACGATTCTACTTCCGTTCTCTAGTTCAAGTGATCCTTTGTTCCAATTTAGTACTCCTTGTTGCATCCATTTTGGCAAGTGCTCGTAAGCAAGTTGCAATCGCCCTAATAAATCCCTTGCCGTAGAAGATTTGTTGGCGAGTATTGCAACGTTTACATTATCGTTAAACAAAACGTAATGTAAGAGGTAGGAGACAATGATAGTTGACTTTCCACTTTGTCTAGGTAGTTTACAAATTGTAAACCTATTGTCGTGAAAAGTGTCTACCATCTTCCGCTGAAAGTCATACATCTCAAAAGGCACTAGACCTTTATCGATTGTGACAATTTTTAAATATTTTTCTATGAAATATTTAGGATCCTCAAGGCACTTCATCACTTCATCTACCTGTTTAGGAGAGAATCGTGATTTAGTGTGTGCCTTTTTTAAATTAGGGTTACCTAAGTATTGATCTAATGTTGCCATTATTTTTTATCTTTATTTTTCTTTATCATTTTTTGTAGTTCGGTTGTTGATCCTACAAATAAAGCGTTAGTGACATTCTTTGGTACATCACCTTTAATGTCTTTAATTTTTTTAAGTTTATCTTGCAAGTCTAATAGATTTTGAGCTACTTCACTTTGAGTTTTGATTAGTTGACCTGCGACTTCATATGCACGAGGATGCTCTCCTTCTTTTGCTAATGATAGTATTCCTTCTATTGCTTCGTTACCTTTTTCTAATAACTTGTAGAGTTCTCCTCTACCAGTTTCAAAGTCTGTTTCTACATCTGCCTGTGGAATAACAGGTATAGATTTTTCTTTTACAATCTCTAAAGGATTCTTTTCTTCTTTTTTTTCTAGTACTTCTTCAGCAATATTTAGTACTTCATTTAATTTATCATCAATGTTACTCATTTTAAAAACCTTTTGTTATTATGTATCGTTACCTGTTTCCTCTTCATAGTTTTTTGCATCATCAAAAAAATCTAAAGCAGTTGTGTATGTGTATGAATCATCTTTGTCAGCACCAGTTGGATTTGGTGTAACTGTAACTCTTTCACTACGATATGGATTTTTATCTGCTGTAGTTGTATATAAGTCAGCAGATGATTTTCTTATTACAGCACTTGAACCAATTGGTCCATATAAGTATATTTTTGCTGTAAATTTTAACGTGTAAATAATTCTTCTTCTGTCTGTTAATGCACCAGTGTAAGTGTCTTCATAATCAACACTTTCTAATATAAAAGGTATATCTCTTTTTGTATCCATATAATCTCTATCAACAATCATAGTAACTGTATAGTCTGGTTGAAAATATGGAAGTATTTGTTCTATAACTTGTAGACCATCATCTGATGTTGCAGTAAAAACATTTAACTCAAAACTTACATCATAAGGAACAGGAGAGTATTGAGTATATACTTTTTTTTCATCTCCTGAAGCATTTTTAGCTACACTATATCTTTGATTCTTATTTAATTTACGAGAAGAATCATAACTGTAACCAGTGACATCAAATGACATACGAGGTAGAGTAATCGCTACGCTTGAATCGTCTCCAGTTAAGTTTGAGTTTTGATCTAATCTTACAAGGAATTTTTCTTTAGGTGCATATGATAAAGGTACTCTAATTGTTTGTAAAGGATTCCCGCTAGAATCCAATCGTTTGATATTAATATTATTAAATATCGTACCGAAAGCAATTACAGTATTTCTTATTGTTTTATGGTAAAAGTGTTGTCCAAACATTAATTATCATCAACCTCTCCGAAAGGATTTCTTTCGCTAAAATCTAATATATCATCGGCTGTAGATGATGTGTTTGTACCTGCAGCTGTTTCAAATGCTTTTGATTGATCAACAGGTTGTTGTGTTGTCATTGTAAAGTCTTCGTTGACAAGGTAATTAATTTCACCTATATCACTCTCTAGTGTAATAGCACCACTAGCAGATGTGCCAGTTTCTAAACTAAATTGAAAGTTATTTGTATCAGTTGATAATGAGTCTTCAACAGAATCAATCGAAGCGATACCTGTATCAACTCTTTCGGAACTGTATTCCCATTTAGTGCAAGATAATTTATAAACAGGTAAAGCACTTTGTTGATAGAAAGGTTGTTCATGTTCAACAAACTGTATTTCAAAGAATGCTTTTGTTGTAGGGAAATAAACTAAGTCACCTTCTTGAGGTCTCTCAGCAACTAAATCATTATTGTTAGATACTAAAGTTTCCCATCTTAATTTAGATACAGTAAACTTAATATCATCTCTTAATTCTAAACCAAACTTCTTGATTATCTCTTGTTCACCCATATATCCATCTGTGTTGTCAACATACATTTCTATAATGTACGAGTCATTGAAAGATGAAGCTGGGTCCTCACCAAAGATAGTATCTTTATTTGCTATCTTTCTTGGTAAGTAAAAAACATCTTGACCATATATCTTAAGCTGTTCTATAATTAAATCTTCATATAGTCTTTGCTCAGATGTAGTGCCAGTGCTGAAATAAACATTAGTTGGCATTTAGTTTTTATCCTTGTTGCATATGTGCAGGCTCTTCATAATTTGATCTTATTTCTTCTTCAAGTTTTTGTTGTTCTGCTATTGCTGTTGAGAATAGCTCAGGTCCGTTAAGTGTTACTCCACCTAACATTGCTGTGCCATTAAACTTGGACAAATTTTGTCCCCATTGTCTTTTGATTAAGGCTGTTGTATATCTTTTTAAATAGATATCATCAAACATATCTGTGAAAGTTGCAGGATCTAATCTACGATAAACTTCTATGACTAAAAATTCTCCTGCTGTAATATCATTTGACCAATCTTGATCAATATATAATCTATTTGATAGATGATTAAATCTCATTGGTTTTTCTCCCACTAATACATGGTCAAGAAAGTCCAAGTGTTTCATTGTCATTTCATAATGAACAATACTAGTAGATGAAAAATCATATAGATCATTTAATCTTAATTGATATCTAACATCAAACATATTTAAGTTTGCTCTATCAGATAAAGGAAATACATTAACAACAGAAATAACTGTTGAAGGAACTATAAGAAAATTATTTCCTTGTTTCCATGCAGTAGTCACTGAATTTGATGTTACAGACTCAGATGAATCAGTTGTCATACGAGTTACATCATCTGCGGTTACTTGATATTTTAAATACATTCTTTCAACACCATCTGTATGATATTGACAAAAATATTGTACTGCTTCATCTATTCTATCGTCTACCTGATCATCATCAACGTTTATGTCAATTACAGGTTTACCTAGTGATCTTAGGCAGTATTCTTTTAATGTGTCTTTTGTATTTGGTACGGCCATAATTTTTTCCTTATAATACTATTTAGTTATCCTAATGCGACTGCTTGTGCGATTGCAAATGCTTTAGTAGCCTTAGAGTCTAAGACTGTTTGTATATTATTCCCATCTAGTGTTAAAACACCAGTGATTGATAAATTTCTAAATCCTGATATATCTTTATTAGTATCAACAATTACTACTTTACTAGCACTAATTGTTCCTGCAGTAACACCATCTAAAACTGCAATTTCAGTACCAGCAATTTCAGTATCACCAACAATAAGTGAACCACCTGTTAAATATAATTTACGCCAAGGTCTTGTTGCAGAACCTAAATCAAAAGTTCCTGATGTTGTAGGCAATAAATCAGCAGATATTTTATTTGTATCTAGTCCACCACCAACAGTAGAAAGTTGTACAGAAGTGGCGTTTTTAAAATTTAAAAACTCCTGAGTTAATTTTTCTAAAGTATCAATAGACCTAAGTTTAGATATTTTTTCTTTCTCTAACTCATTAGCAACTCTCATTTCTGAAATCTGCTTAGATACTTTATCTATTATACTATCATCATATACTGGAACTTCTTTAGGAAGTAAATATTCTAATAATCCTGAAGCTGCTTCAATCTCTTGTGTCTTGATCGCACCAGCTTCATCTTTCTTAGGTTCTTTCTTAGGTTCTTTCTTAATCTCAACTTTAGGTTCTACTTTTTTTTCTTCAACAGGTTTTTTCTTTTCTTGTTTTAAAGTAGAAAAAAGTTCTTCTAAAGCACCAATCTTAATTTCTTCTTTCTTAACTTTTTGTTCTAGTTGTTCTTTCTCAACCTGTACAGTAGATAAAAAACTATCTAATCTATGTCCTAATATATCAACTTCTTTTGGTAATACACTTTGAATACCTTTAGTAAATTTTTGTTCTTGTAGTTGTCTAATCTGTTTCTCAATATCTTCGTCAATCTCATTAACTTCATTAACAACTTCAACCTTTTGAATAGTTGGTTGAGACACTAAATCAGGCCATTTACTATCAAGATAATTTTTAGTTGACATAACTTTATCTAGTTACACTTGGTGTAACTGTGGCTCTTCCCTCAATTTGTCTAGTGACGATACCACTTGAATCAGTTTGAGTTAAATCCCAAACATATCTACCTTCAGAAAGACCTGAGGTAACTGTGTCTGTTAATGTTATTGAACAAGTGCCATCAGTTGCACTTACAAGAGCAGTAGTAAAACTTGTAGCACTACTTGACAAATGAGTTTTTCTCAACTTACTTGTCATTGTACTTCCTGTTAAATCTACGACTGTTCCTGTAGAATCTTTAACAGTTAAAGTTTCTGTGAAATCAGCGTCCTGGTCAATAGTGATATTTTGTATTGTTGCCATTAATCAATCTCTCTATGTATGTATTTAAATTACTCTTATATTTATAAGAAATTTAAAACGTCTAACTAACAAATCAAGAGAAATTAA